TAACTAGTTTATACACATTGTCTGCAGCATCCGAGATAGTGGCTTTGATCCACAGTCCCCGCTCATCTACACGGTGTTCAACCATTTTACCTACAGGCATCTGATGATTGTGATAGGCTAGTATAATAGGATTTTTAAGGTAATTTGCTAAACCCTTTTCCCATACACTAGTAGGTACTACATCGCCTACCCTATCAACATCATTTGTTGAAGCATAACCTTCAATGGTTATAGCATCAGATGCCTCATCGGCCGCTTTGGTAGTAAACCTGGAATTAAAGTAAATAACTTTATTTTTAACGTCCATACTACTCCTTAGCTGCTTGTGGCCTACCGCCTATAGACGGATTGGCTGCTGAACCTGCTATATTAGCAGGGATTCTAATTGTATCCTGACCATCAAGTTTGGGATACCGTAATTCTATTCTGGCTTCATTTGGTGTTATAATACCGCCGTTTACTAAGCTAGCGTGATAGCTTGCTATGTCTTTAAGCTCAGGCTGCAGTGCACTAACGCTGCTGGTTATTGCTTCTACATCATAGCCAAAGTATCGCTCTACTGCACTAATATACAGTCTGGTTAGTGGTAGCACTGTTTCTAGGTAAAACAATCTAAGATTGGGACTAATATTAGCATTGTTGCCGCCTTGCAACAGTATAGGTGGTACACCTACAGCTGTCATTATGCGTTCGCTGTGTGTTTTTATTGCTTGATCAAAATCTAAATCGCTGAAACTTTGATCTGACAGTTTATGTGGTTTTAATCCACTGTCTAGTATAATAGGTCGCTTGCCACCACTTTTAGCATTATATCGCTGCTGCCAGTAAATTAAGGTTTTTTCTTTGGCTGCTGGACTTAGTGTGTTTTCACTGGTAAGCACTAGGCCAAACACAGTGCCGTTGTCAAAAAACTTTTGCTGAAACTCCTGCATGCTGTACAAGATATTTATATTTTCTTGACAAGCTGTTAGCCTGCTAGCTCCACGATAAATACTGTCACTTGACAAATCTTTAAAGTAAAATACTTCACTGTCCTTAAAGTCTACATTACCGCTGTAGCGATAGCCACGAATATACAGTTTAGGGTCGCTGAGAATATCTACATTATATGCTGGCAGGTGATACATAAAGGTGCCATCATAGTGTATAAAAGCATTTCCCTCTAAGATTAAGTCTTTGAAAATCTCACGACGAAAATCTTGTGCGCTTTGATATGGATTAGGACGAAAGTTTAGTAATGTGTTTAGGGTTTTTTGACGAACACCAACAGTAACTCCGTCATGTATTTTATCTTTTATATCATAGTCTAGGCTAGCGCAAGCACTAACTACCATATTTACGCTTCTGTTTACACTGTCTATATGCTTGAAAGCAGATTGATGCGTTAGTATTTGTGTTGCAGTACTAACATCACCGCCCTCATCATAGTGTATTTGCTGCTGCGCTGGATTTAGCTTTGTACGAATCCAGTTACCTATTCTTTGTAACGCCATCTAAGCCCCCTGTGAACTCTGCAAAATAGGAGCCATAGCTACTACCACGAAATACACTTTCACCCGCTAAATGTTTGCTGCGCTGCAATTCAATCCAGTTTTGTTGCTTAGCTACAGAACTAGGACTAGGCGATTTGCCATAGATGCCATGCAAATTTACATGATGTCTATTACACAGCGTATAAACAAGATCATATATTTCTACTTGGTGTTCTGCAATAAACTCATCACGGATTGCTAAAACCTTTTCATCAGTGCTAATATCATAGCCTTTACGCTTAACCCATACCTCTAATAGATAAGTTAGGCTGTGCAGGTGATGTAGCTCTAGGTCAGTTTGAGCGCTGCAAATATAGCAGTGTGACTGCTTTTCATAGGCACTTTTAGCTTTGTCTCTAATATGCTTAATTGGAATGCGTTTATTTGTGTTTACTGCCATTGAATATTATTCCACAATTTTGATAATTATAGCCTAAAAGGTACATAAATGTCAATAGGTAAATTTATGCTGCCCTAAACTACATAGCTGTACAGTGCATATCTAAGTGCATCAGCCATGTGACTATACTGGTCATGCTTGGGGCGTTCCTTAACAAGTCCCTCACGAGTATCCCAGCGATATTGATCTAGCATAGCTAATACGTGCTGGCAGTCTTTTAGTACCCTAAGTCGACCTTGGTGCACTAGTGTTTGCACATAGGCAATGCCAGGTAATACATCTTTTTTAGCACGTGTAGTTGCTATGTCATAGTTATAGGCTAGGTCAGCACTAAATTGCGCTGCAGCGCTGTCTATAAATACTACTTCAACACCCCAAGTATCTATCATTCTATGAAAGTGCTGGGCATGTTCAGCAGTAGTACGCTCTGATTCAAGATAGTCTTCGACCACATAGTAGCAGTCGGTACTATAATCATAGATTATGTTAACCCAAGCAGTAGCATCGCGATAGCCTGGATCACAGCCACTAAAGCACTCGCCTCGTATACCCTCAGGTAAACCGTCTAGTATATAGCTATCACTAAAGCCTTCATAGATTTGACCCAAGTAGCTGGTAAAACTGGCCATGTACTCCTGCTCAAACTCCGACTTAGGCATGCTTCTACGCGCTTCCTCAACATCTGATTCAGCCATGCGTGTATTCTCTGAATAATCCGCCTGCAGGCTACACCATTCCGGAAATTGTGGGTCAAATCCACGCTGATAAAATTTACTAAACCAGTTGTTACGACCACGCGGTGTACTAATAAATATTGCTTTAGCTCCAGGTTTGTCAAGTGTAGGACGTAGTGCAACGTTAAATGCATCCTCACCGCGATCACTAAGTGCAGCCTCATCAAATATTATTAAGTCATAGCTGCGACCTACTGTACTATCTACAGTGCTAATAGATCCCATGCGTATAGTCGATCCGTTGCTAAGTTCAATAATCTTATCTTTAAGATTATCACGAGTAACCTCAAGATCAAAGTGCTTGATCAGCCTACGCTGCAGCTCAAACGAGATCGAGCTAAGATTATAGTTTGGTGATATTATTAATACGTTGCTATTAGGTACTAAGGTAACTAGTTGGCCAATAATATTGGCTATGTAGGTTTTACCCAATCTGCGGGCAAGTGCAGCGCAGATGAATCGGTATTTGGGATCGTTGACGGCATTGATTAGTGCAATTTGCGGACGATTAATTGTATCGTAGATGTCTAATAGTTTTAAGTAGTTGTCAATAGGCAGCTTAATAAAACGCTGGCTAGCCTCAAACTCACAAATATAATCTACTTGTACATCTGGTCGGCTTACCACTAACATTAAACGCCTTCTCCACTAATAAGCTTGTGTATAAGCTGGCCATACTTGCTGCCATCGCCTTCATTAATCTGCACGTTAACCTGACGTTGTGGTCCACTACTACCCTGCTTGGCCTTTTCTAGCTGTATTTCACGATCTAGTAGATCCATTGACATTTTATGCGATAGTGCTAACAATTCAGCAATATCCTTGCTAGAGCCCACTCCCGACTCCTCCAACTCCACAAACTTTTGCTTGATAAGTGCGTCCATGGCTCGTCGCATAAGAAATCGGTTGTTGTAGCCGGTATCAAAGAATACATGATCTATGTAGTTGCGTACTTCTCGTCTGGCTAGTGTGGTTGTTACAATTTCGGGATCTAGGTCTAGGTTATCGGCTACTTGTCTGGCATCTTGCAGCTGTAGGTAACAGTTGGCTATTTCCAGTGCCTCTGGTGATATTTTGATGGTTTCCGCGGGCAGGTGTGTTGACATAAATTTCTCCAGTTTAGGTGAGTATAGCACTTGTGGTAGGTAGTGTGCAAGTGTGGGTTTTGGCACCCTAGCCGTTTTGAAAAAATTTTGTGAAGTTACGCGTGTGGGTGGGCCCCCAGGCTATAAATAACATAACAGTCTCGAAACCGCCCTAGTATACCATAGACTTAGCAGTTAGTCAACTACCACCGATCAGCCGACGAATGGTAGTTGATGCTGGTGCTGACTTCGCCTATACTAGAGTTTCTTTCAACACAACAGGAGTAGCTGAAATGGCAACAGCCAAAGCCCCTAATTATAGCCCTGAGCAGACCGCTCAGATTGTAGAACAATACCAAGCCGGTGTTACGGTTGAGCAAATTGCCCAAACTATGGGCAGGACTGTTCGCTCAATTGTAGCAAAGCTCAGCCGTGAAAAGGTTTATATCGCTAAAGAATATAAAACCAAAACGGGCGAGACTCCCGTTAAAAAAGATGTAACGGCTGATTTCATCGGCGCTGCTCTTAATCTTTCGGAGAACGATATAGAATCGTTAACGAAGGCTAACAAGAGCGCTCTGCGTGCGATTGAGCTTTTTATCCGTAACTCTGCCAACTAGGGTATAGGGGCGCAAGCCCCTACTATAACGATATGAATTATAGAAACATTATTACGATGTTGCTGTGGCTGTACGTGATTGGCATGTTCTGGTTTCTGGCACGATACAGTTTCACGTGAAACACGGCTCTAGGTTATAGAACTTAGAGCGATGGCGCCAAATTATAGCATATAATTTGCAGCCGTGTCAAGCCCCGCCACCGCCGTT